CATTTTGCTCAGACCAACTTGTTCCATTATATTCCTCTATGGTTCCAGAATTAGATGGACCAGGTGTTGCACCTCCAGCAGCAAGTCCAGCAGTTTGAGTTCCTGCAGACATTAAATCATATCTACCAGTTCCTAAATTTCCACCAGCTGCCCATGCTGCAGCGGTTATTGCGTTTGTTGATTTGTTAAATTCTTCTGTTAAAGCAGATGCAGGTGGCCCTCCACCAAAAGCTACAGCTGCGGAATTACTAGCTCCTGCTCCTGCTATATTATTTCTTGCTGTTGCTAAATCTGGACCTTCTGTCCAAGACGTTCCATTCCATGATTCTGCTTTAGCAGTTGCAGGTGGTGTTGTTCCACCATATGCTATAGAAGATGTTTGAGTTCCATTTCCACCTAATTCATCTCTAGCAGTGTTTAAATTATTTACTTCTGTCCAAGAGGTTCCATCATATGTTTCTGTGTTTGAAGTTCTAGAAGGACCTCCACCAAATCTTAATCCTGCAGTCTGTGTTCCACTTCCTGCTAATGCTGAAGAAGACGGTGCTGGAGTACTCATAGTTCCACCTGATGTCCAATTTGTGCCATCATATTCTTCAGACGCAGCAGAAAAAGTTGGATCTGAAACTCTTCCACCAAAAACTAATCCAGCAGTTTCAACTCCTGCTCCTGCTAACTGTCTTCTACCTGTTCCCATATTATTACCAGAAGTCCACGCTGTTCCATTATATTCTTCTGTTTGATTTTGTCCTGGTCCACTATCTGTTCCAGAGTATCCACCAGCCATAACAGCTGAAGTTTGAATTCCAAAACCTGCTGCTGCATTTCTAGCCGTGTTTAAAGTTCCACCAGTTGCCCAACTAGTTCCGTTGTATTCTTCTGTTTTACTACTATTAGGTGGTTCATCTCCACCAAAACCTAAAGCAGCTGTTTGAATTCCTGCTCCTGACATTTGTTGTCTTGCGGTTGCTAAAGGTGAAGCACTTGACCATGCTTCAAGAATACCTAATCCTCTAAGCTTACCATCAGTAGAGTTATACCACATCTGACCTGTTTTAGGTTCAGGTGGATTAGAAGTTACTACGGTAATCTTCTGACCCACTATATCTTTATAAGCAGTCATTGATCTCCTTAATTATTCTTTAAGAGCCAACCTTGTGTACTATCTACATATACTAAAGTATTTGCTGCTCTTTCTGTTGAAACCGTTAATGGATCTGTTGATCCTGCAATTTTTTCTGTTCCGTTTTGATCTATTGTTAGAGCATTTGAATCAAATGTTCCTGCGTAATCTATAAAAGATATTTCATCTCCAATGCTTCCTGCAGGTAAATCCATTTCTATAGCACCTGATGTTGTATTAATAAAATAACCTTCACCAGCTGCTGCTGTAAAATTAGAAGTTTTTACTGCTTGCCAAGAAGTTCCGCCTGATACTTCAGCAAATGATAATTGTCCAACACCCGTTGTGCCTGAACCTGATACTGAAGCTACTTTTAAAAATCTATCTGCTGTTACATTTCCTGTAGGAAATTTTAATTCGTATGATTGCCCTGAACTGTGGGGCGGACTGGTCAGCTTAATCCCATGCGAATTGGACTCACAATTGAGCTGAATTGAACCTGGATTTGTTGCACCTAAAACTTCTATAAGACCTGTTCCTTTAGGTCCAACTTTTAAACTTATATTAGAATCACCACCAGTTGCTTGAATAGATGGTGCATTACCTGTTGCAGAGTTTGTTATATCTAATTGGTTTACTGCAGAAGATGTTGTTTGAAATACTATTTGCTCGTTTCCATTTTCATCGTTAATTCCGTGTGCATCATCAAATGCAATATTAAAACTGTTAGTATCTAAATCTCCACCTAATTGTGGTGATGTATCGTCAACAACATCTCCACCAGTTTGAATCTCAATCATTTTAGGATCTGTTGTATCTGGGTTACCAGATGCAAAAATTATAGCTGTTTTCTTTTGTGTGGCTCCAAAAGTAAAACTATCTCCAGATCCTGAAGCATATTTAAATTGAACTGTATAAGCTCCTGTGCTTGAATTTTTTAATATATAAAAGTTTTGAACATCATTAGGAATTGTTACCACTGCATTACCAGATAAAGATCCAGTAAACTCTATCATTCTGTGTGCAAGAACATCTCCTGTTCCTCCATCAGTGCTCGTTAATGTAACAGTTCCACCACTTGTTAATGCTTGTTGTGTGAAACCACCAGATATTTGTTCAATAAGTTGTAAATTTGTATTTGTTTTTGTTCCCCATGTACCGGCGTTTTCACCAGTTGCCTGAAGTTCAACACCTAAAGGTGTAAATGTAGATGCCATAAATTATCTCCTATGCAGCGTCACTATAACTTGTATTTGATCCAGTTGCAACATCCGAATATGTATCATTCGATCCAGTTGAAACATTACTATAAGACGTATTTGAGCCAGTGTCAACATCGCCATATGCAAAGATATTTACAGATCCAATATTAAACGTTGCAGATTGGCCGATTAATCCAACCTGAATATCTGCTAAAGAAATTGATCCTACACTGGCACTAAAAGATTGACCTGTTAATCCTAAAGACTCTTCTATCGTTAAAGATCCAACAGCAGATGTAGTAGATTGACCTGTTGGTTGAGCAACAGCTCCCCCTAATCCAACGATAGACCCTAAATTAAAGGATGCTGATACACCTGATATTAATACAGTATCATTTGGTATTGTAACAGTCCCTAAACTAGATGTTATTGATTGACCAGTTAATGTTGCCTCTTGTGAAGATATACCTTGAGCTGTTCCTTGAGATATTGTTATTGATTGACCAGATGGTAATACTGTTTCATTTGGTGCAAAAGCTGTTCCTTGTGAAACTGTAAATGATTGACCCGTTAAGCCCACCACCATATCTGCAGGAGTTATTACACCTATGCTTGATGTAATTGCACTTGAAGATAGACCTTGTGTTTGATCTCTTGGAGTTATAGATCCAACAGAAAATGATGCAGATACACCTTCTATTACTACAGGATTAAATGCTTCACCTTGTGAAGCTGTAAACGATTGACCAGTTAAAGTTAAAATTACATCAGGTACATCAACTGCACCAACGTTTGATGTTATAGATAATCCAGATGGCTGTGCTGTAGCGTTTTGTAATGCGTTCCAAGGATCTTCACCCCAGGACTTTGCACCCCAACCTGTTTTTAAAGTTGTGTCTTCGTTCCAATAAGCTTGGCCCCAGGTAAACCTGCCCCATCCTGAAGTCGTCGACATGGTCGACCTCCTATGCTAATCTGATTATTGCGTTACTTGCGTCTGCTGCTGGAAACTCTATTTTAAAAGTTCCGTTACTTGCTGTCTTGTCACCACCAAAAGCTATAATTGCTACAGCGTCTGTTGTGCTTGAACCACCATTTGTTGTTGTGTTGTAGATCATAGCACCGTTTGCAGTGAAAGATGCAGATGTATATGTTACATCTGAAAAATCTGTAAATGCAGTTGTTGAAGATAAAGATACACCAGAGTTTGTTAGAGTAGCTCCACCTGCAGAATATGCAGATCCTGATGTATTTGTAATTTCTTCTGATGTTGAATAGTCTGTTGTAGCTGCTCCTAAACTTGCACCACTATCAAATAACGCTAATTTAAAAGTGTGTCCACCTGATGATTCAAAACTGTGTTTACCTTGTAAAAGTTCTTGTTTAAAACTTGAACATATTGCCGATGTTATTGCCATAATTTAATCTCCTACGGGTTCGCTGAGTTTACTGGGATACGAACAGCGCCATCAGTGTAGTCATCTCTTCGTCTTCTACCAACTTGCTCGTTAGCAAACTTCTGTACCTCTTGTTTATATTTATTTTCATACAAAGTCAACATGTCTATCGGGCCTTTTAAAAACCCATAAGCCTCTGATAGACAGCAATATAAAAGACCATTTGAAAAATTCATACTAATATAATTAGTTCCATTACCCTCTAATAAATCTGGCATTTTATTAAAATGCACTCTAAATCTATATGTAGTATTAGGAACTGGAGCAAAAGCTATACGTCCTGATGTCGTGTCTGATTCTCCTGTACCTCCACCAAACATAGCATAATATTTAGGTTGACCTTGAGCTGCTGATGTTCCTGTTACATCTTGATACTCTTGTAAGTATGTATAATCTTTTTTTTCTAACCATCTATTAGCTCCTGTAGTTTCTGATCCTGCGGTATCATAAACTTGTATACCTCGTATAAATAATGACCCTGCTGGAGCATTAATAGATTCTTGTCCAGCAACTAAATTACCTAATTGTTGTTTTCTATCAGCATCAATAGGTACATCTCTAAAAATTCTATATTGTGCATTTAAAATAATATTTTCTAAAACAGCATCTGTTAGGACATTTGAATCTGTTTCAGTATAACTTCTTATTTGTGTTTTTAATCCTGATGCACTTAACCCAGCCATTATTTAGACTCTCCTTCACATTTACACTCTTTAATTTTAAATAATTTAATAATAAAATTTTTTAATTTTTTTATCATGGTGTTATCGTAACTGGTCCTGCAGACACAGTTGGTCCTCCTGAATCTTCTGTTATACTAGGAGTTGCACCTAGTGTAAATGTATATTTATCTGTTGTTGTAACTGTTATACTAAATCCTGATGAATTTTCATAGGTTGTAAAAGCCACTCCTCCAGGGCTGCCTTGCACATTTCTAAATCTTACAGTATTACCAGTAGACCTTCCATGGTTAGGTTCTGTTACAGTAATTGTTTGTGATGATGCAGTTATAGAAAAAGGATTGTTTCCTAACATAGCAGCGACAGCTGGTTCTGTTCTATCTGGTCTAACATTTCTTAAAGATATAGAATCACCATTCATAGGTTTGGGCTCTAATTGTGGTTGCTTTGGTTCAAACTCTGATACATGCACAAAAGATCCATTCCATTCTCTAACCATTTCATTAAATGGAAACTCCATACCAGATCTATCTGATATTGCTTTTGCGTATTTACCTGTTGCGTATTTTGCCATTATGTTCCTGGGTAATAAGCTTTTGGTGTTATATATGTACTAGAAGCTGAACCATCTTCTGCTAATGCTCTAGCAAATTCATCTTCGTAATACAGTTTCATTTGTTGTGTAAGTTGTGGTTGATATTTTTGTGCAAGATAAAATGCTAAACCTGCTGTCATACAAGGCACAAATCTAAAAGGCAAATCAGTTGCATTTGTATAATCACCTACATCTTGAATTCTTTTTATATAATAAAAATGCATATCTTTAGATGCATTAGTTGAATCTGGTGTTGGATAGATATGTATTCTAACTTTATCTATAAATCTCTCTACCCAATATTGATTAGGTGTACCTTTAGATAATTTATTAGAAAAACCTGCATAAGTAGATCTATCTACTTTAGTCATCGGACTATCTGATTGTGTAGTTTGAGTTCGATTTGATCTTAACTGTGCTTCAAGGACATCTGACATTCCAAATACATTTGCTGGTGTAGATACAGCACTTGTGCCATCATCACTAGATCTAAAAAAATCATAGTCTGATTGACCTTCAATTAGATCCATATTAAGTTCATCTATTTCCCAATAATGAATACCTCTATTACCCCATTCTTGAAATAATATATTAAGAGATCGTCTTGCAGATTTTAATTGATAGCCTGCAACATTTTGCAATCCAATACGTTCAAAAGCATCTTCTACTATTTCATCAACAGCAAAAGTTTTATCGAACGTTGTTGTTCCCGAAGTGGTATTAGCCATTTACTACGCTCCTGTAATTGTCATGGTAACACTTCCGTCTGTTCCGGATGATTGTGTTAAAGTTGCACAAACTCCGTTTTCAAACAGTATACCAGAACCAGGTATGTAAACCTCTAAACCTTCTGTTTCAAATTTGTAAGTTGCCTTTAAATTACCAGATGCTGCATCACTTGTTGCTGCTGCATCATGTAAAAGTAAAACTGAACCAGCCTCACCTCTTCCTTGAATAGATGTAACTCTTGTTCTAGCTGCCCTTAAAACAGATATAGCTCCAGTAGTTTTATTTAATGTTGTTTGATCTGAATCCATATTTTCTCCTTAAAATTAAGATGTGGGGCCGAAGCCCCACACTAATTATTTATTAACTTACTGCCGCGCTAAATGGAGTTGCTGGTGTTCCAGTACAACCTGAAATCACATCAACTTTGTATTTACCCGAAGCAATAACTGTACATTCGATTTTTGCAAATGTTACACCACCTGTTGTAGTACCATTTAAAGTAATAGTATCAGATGTTGAAGCTGTTTCAAAACCAACCATGTTATCAGATGTATCATCAATAAATGATGCACTTCCGATTATAACGTCTGTCGCATTTGCAACTTGTACAACAAGATCTCCAGTCTTAGTAATTGAAGAAAAGATTTCAAATTTTGCACCAACATTAGATAGGTTGTTTAGATCAGCGCCTGGTCCTGCAATTGCAGAATCAGAATTTGCATTTGTCGCTGGTAATGTGTAAGTCACCGCTCCTGCTGCATCATTGTGTACAATTTTTCCCGAATGAGAAGCAACTGTTAACGAGATGCTAGAATCAGCGTCTACGACATTAGCTGGACCTGTAGTAATAAATCCTGCTTTGGATGTTACCGGTCCTTGGAACGTAGTATTTGCCATGTTTATATCCTCCTAGTTTTCCGAACATAGTCTCTAGGCCGTCGACTATACGCGTCTATGTTCTAATTAATTGTATAGTGATAAAACTATATACTACATTTTAGTAGAGTGCAAGAGAGCCTGTAGTGTGGATTGGTTTTTTCCAACGATGTAGCTTTTTATTAAGTAGCTACAGAAACTTGTGGAGCGGCAGCTTCTATTCTATTTTCTGCATCAGCTTTTTCTGCTTCTGCAAGTTTGATCTGGCTAATTACTTCTCTGACTTTTCTGTCAATCTTAACCATATCGAGAGTATATCTACCCTCTTTCAGATGCTCCTGCTCCCATTGAAGATCTAGTCCCTTCTTTGTTGTGTAAAGGGTCTCCAGTTGTTGCATTATCGCCTCCATCTATAACCTCCTCATAGGTTATTCTATTTATTCTTGGATCATGCATTTCTCCAAGAGATTCCCATTTTATATCAGATTTTCCCAATCTGTCAATGATAGCATTTTCTATATCTATGGGACCGTCTAAAGACTCAATAATAAAATCTGTTCTTAATTGATATGCGAATATTTGAACTCTGAATTTTTTCATTTTCTCACCGTGAATAATAAATGGGGCGGTTTTAAGGCCGCCCCATAAAATTTAGTTATTACGCACCAGGTGACGCAAAGATACCTCTAGGGTCTGATAC